GCTCGGAGATGTGTATAAGAGACAGCAGTACATCATGGCCCACCAGAAGGAGCGCAGCGCAAAAGATTTTGCCGATGGCATTGATGCGTTTCTCTCCTGGATGAAAAAACCAAGCGATAGTATCCAGACCGGGTTTGGCAGCCTGGACACCATGACCGGCGGTCTTGCCCGCAATGGCGTTACCGTAATTGCTGCCCGCCCTGGCAAGGGCAAATCCACGCTGGCTTTGCAGATGGCCTGCCAGATCTCCCAAAACGCGCTGACGCTGTATCAATCCATGGAGATGAGCCGCGAACAGCTTTATACCGCCATCTTCTCACGCTGGGCACAGATAGACAGCACCCGCATCACAAACCATCGCCTGACGCCGGAGGAAGAATCCGCCATCCGTGAGGCAGCAGATCACCTGAAAAGCAAGTACCGCCTGATACTGGATGATTCCAGCCTGACCAGCCTTGCCGATGTAGAAACCACGATCAAAGAGCGCAAGCCGGAAGTAGTCGTTATTGACCATCTGGGCCTTGTTGCACCGCCAAACGCTAAAGAAAAGCGTAACGACGAGCTGGCAGCCCTCACACGGGGTTTAAAGCAGCTTGCCATGAAATATCATATCTGCATTATCGAACTCGTACAGGCCGCGAGAGCCGCCGATACGGGCATGATTAAAATGTCGGACATGTTCGGCTCCGCGACTATCGAGCATGATGCAGATATGATAATCGCTATCAACCCCGGCATGTACACTAAAAACCGGGAAACGCAAGAAATCAATCCGCCCACCGATGGGGACACCGTGATAGAGGTAGTAAAAAACCGGCACGGTGCCTGCGGCCAACTGGATTTTGTGTGGGTAAAACCATTTCATCTATTTTGTGAGGTATCAAAACATGAGTGATAAAGAATTTAGACAGAAAATGGCAGAAATATATCTCCGATATGCTGAAAGAGTTTTGGATACTGCCGATGGAATCCGAGAAAAAATCAAACCGATGGTTGAAGAAATGTCTGATTGCTATTCCACCGCGAAACGGCTGATTGAGGCAGCAGATAGATTGATGAATGAAACGTATTGAAATCATCACTTACTCCCGCTCTACCGGTGACATCCGCCACTCTCACAAGACCTACACCACCGCTGGCGCTGCCGAAAAGGAACTGAAAAAGGCGGGCTTTACCCAAAACCACAGCCTGCCGGACATCTGGTACAGCGAGAAGTACTACGCGAAAGTAAAGGAGATTGTACCGTGATACAAAAATACATAATCTCCCTGCCCCCTATCACCAAGAAGAACTCCCAGCAGATACTTACCAACCACCGCACCGGAAAGCCGTTCATCGCCCCCAGCAGGCAGTACAAGAAGTACGAACAGGCCGCCATGTGGTATCTCACCCCAAAGCCGAAAGCCCCGCTGTCAGGACGTTACCGCGTCGCCACGGTGTTCTACATGCCAACCCGCCGCAAAGTAGACCTCACGAACTTGCTCGAAGCCTGCCATGACACGCTTGTAGCCGCCAAAATCCTTGCAGACGATAATAACGCCATCATTGCCAGCGTGGACGGCTCCCGCGTGATGTACGACAAAGAAAACCCACGCACCGAAATTTTTATTGAGGAGATGCCGAACGATGAACAACCCGTGTAAAGACTGCCCAGACCGCCATGCGCACTGCCACAGCGTTTGCAATCGTTACGGCGAGTATGCGGCCATGTTTGAGAAAATCCGCGCACAGCGGCTTGCAGATGCCGCAGCGGACGCGGCAGATGCAGAGCGCGGAATCAAAATCCGCCGAGATGTCAGAAAATACGGATTATACAAAACAGGAAAGAGTTGAAAGACGTGAAAGCAAGATTACACCCTACCCCGGCATTGCAGAAAGCCGTTGACGAATATGCCGAAGAAAAAATCAAGGACATTCAATCACGCGCCTATGAAGCGGTAATGAAAGAGCGCAACGACATTGCCACAAGGGCAACATATCTTTGCTTGCTGGCCTGTTATCAGGCAGGTTTATCCCGCCGGACATTGGTTAAAATCCAGAATTACATGACCGGTCCGGTGGCCGACAAATACAATGAGTACCGCAACGACCAGCTTGCAGACCTTTGGGCACAGGTAACACTACAGGGCATCGGCATTGATGCCAAAAAGACGGAGGAGCCGCTATGACAGTCTCTAAATTCTGCAAGAAATGCGGCAAGATGATGTGGGACGTGCAGCCCTGCAAGCGGTTCTGCGATACTTGCATAAAAGAAAAAGCGAGGCAAAAGGCAAAGCTGAACTACGAAAAGAAGAAAGCGCAGCAGCAAGGCGTTATTTCCGCCATGCAGGCAAAGAAGCCGGATAAAAAGGCAGTACTGAAACCCCGCATCAAATCCATTGAACAATGAGTAAGAGAAGCCGCCGCGCTGGACATCAGCTACGGCGAGTACGTCCAGCGCGGCTTAGATAAGGAGGATGCCAGATGAAACCGCAAGATTTTGTGAAAGAGTATAGCAGACTGTGTGACGCATACAGACTACCGCAGAAATCCGCGTGTAGAACAGATTGCCCGTTTATTAACATGAGATGCGCCTTTCCCGAAAATGTAAACATAAACCACCCAGAAAGATTTGAAAAAACGTACAACATCGTTGAAAAGTGGAGCGACACCCATCCCGTCAAGACCCGCCAGAGTGAGTTTTTGAAGATGTTCCCGAATGCAGTAATAGATGAAGATGATGGAATTTTGTGTATTCGCCCTTGCGACATTGATGAAAGAATTGGATGCACAAATGGAAAAGGCTGCGACGACTGCTACCGCAAATACTGGCTCGCGGAGGTAACCGACAATGACTGATATTACAACCTTACGCCCCGGCGAACACTTTATGTTCAAGAATTTTGAGTGGGTCTGCCTTGACCCAAACCACCCTGACGGCGGCGTGCTGGCTATTATGGCAAAACTGTGGGCAGAAGATGTAAAATTCTGCCCAAGTGATAAATTTGCCGATGAAAAAGGCAACTGGAATAACTACCGCACAAGTAATGTGCGTGGAATTCTATCTGATATGGCGAACGCTGTTTTCGAGAGAAAAAGTCTGCTGTTACACACAGTTGACCTTGTTGCAGACAACGGAGACCGCTCCTATGGTGCTGTGGCAGACCCCGTTTTCATCATCACCTGCGATGAGTACCGCAAGTACCGTGACTACATCCCGCACTACGGCAATTGGATTTGGACTGCCACACCGTTGTATTGCGGCGACAAGGCTTTCGCCACGGGCATCGCGGACTACGTTTGCTGTGTGTACACGAAGGGTCGTCTGAACATCAACGCTGCGGACCTCGGTCTTGCTGTTGCCCCTGCTTGTATTCTCAATCCGAAATCCCTCAATCTGCGCCAGAGCATGGCGTATGTAGAGGAGGTATCAGAATGACAATCCTAGCAAATATCATCGGCGGTACAGCGCTTGCCGCCCTGTTTGTTGTATTCTACGCCCTGGGCGTATCCGCTGGCCGGGAAGCCACGCAGAAGCGGGAAGAAGATATCAGAATGGAGCATACACACGGAGGTAATGACGGTGAATAAGTCTTGCGAAAACTGCCAATATTGTGACGATTTTGACCACGTTTGCTTAAATGGGAAAAGCCCAAATGCTTTTGAGTTTACATTTGACACAAAACTATGTAATCAATGGGAGGGAAAAGACAATGCGGCTAATTGATGCAGACAAAATTGTAGAGGTTGCCGAACACGCTTACGGTGAGTGGAACAAAGCGATGGCGGCAGCAGAAAAGCGCCAAATTAACCGATGTTTCAAAATGCAGGAGCTGTGCAAAGCGGTAAAAGGTGTTGCGGACGACTGCCCCACCATAGACCCCGAATCCCTGCGGCCTACGGCGCATTGGATAAAACGAGGATATGTTTGCGGAGAAAACGAATACGAGTGTTCCGCTTGTCACGAGACAGAGTGGAGAACAAGCGCAAGCCGTATGAAGTATTGTATGTTCTGCGGTGCAAGGATGGTGAACACAGATGAAAAACATTGTACTTGATGGAGATAGGATTGCTGAAGCTATCCAAAAGGCAAAAGATAAAATGATAAATGGAGAATATGACAACAATGATTTGATTTTGCGCGGCGATGCGTTAAAAGCAATCAGACAGAAGTGCATTAGCGAGCATTTGCCTTTTAAATCAAATACACCAGTTGGCGCGCGGGTTCTTGATGCTCTTGCTGCTGTATATCAGGTTAAACCATATAAAGAGGAGTCTAAAACGACCGTTTGGCACGATGCACAGAATGACCCGCCTAAAGAAAATGGCGAATACCTGTGCTACTACGAATACTTCCGTTATGGTAACTACTACTGCATGTACCGTACAATTGATCGTGGACATTTTTTCAATGGTCAATGGGGCGGTGAGCCTACGCGTGGAACTAGCACAAAAGTCCTCAAATGGACAGAACTGCCGCTCCCCGAACCCCCGGAGGTGACCCCATGACAAAACAGCAACTAGTTGATGAATACGCCCGCGAGCATCTTTGCGCGACATGCGAGTGGAAGAATGGCAATATTTGCACGTTGCCGCGCTGCATGAAAGTGGAAGAAAGGAGATACAATGACCCGAGAAGAATTCAACCAAAAGAAAACGTGGCTATGGAGATACCAACGCAGCAGGAATTATGAACGGCAGCTGCGCCAGCAGATACAGAGCGAACGTGAACGGGCAACAGCGACCACGAAAGCATTGTCCCCCGTTGTGGTATCTGCTGGCGGTAAAAATAAAATCGAGGATGCTGTTTGCAGAATCATGGAGCGTCAAGAAGCTCTATACAAGCAGATTATTGACACCGAGATGCAACGGGAAGAAATTGAAACCGCAATAAACTCTGTGCAAGACCAAATGCAGCGGGATGTTTTGCGGGAGCGGTATATTGTCGGCACACCGTATTGGTGGAAGATTGCTATAAATCTAAATATTTCCGAGCGATGGGCAAAAAAATTACACCGCGCTGCAATTGAAAATCTGTGCACTCCAGTTCACTTTTAACCTGTTATTATAGATATGCTGGATGATGTAAGAACGGGACAGCATACGACATTGCTAAAACCTCTTTTCTTTATTGTTCCAATTCTCCTATTCTCATAGCTGGCAGCCGGGAAAGACCGGCATTTTATATGCCGCATAGCCAATCGCAAGATAAGGGCGCTACGCTTAGAAGCGACCGCGTAGAAATGGTGTGAGACCTATGTGCGGCTCCAATGCCGATGATACGGGTAAAGGTAGCAGGGCCGGACGCGGCAATTGTGTTCCCCGTTAGGCAACCGCCACGAGCCTACTGACAGTGCGTAACATGTGGCGGGTTCTGCAATACAGGGTGGCTCTCTGCCGTGGAAGTCGGCCAACTTTAGCTGAAACATTGCTATGGATTGCCAAGCCAAACAGGTTCATGCCGATATGCCCCGCTAAAGAAACTTGCAGGGCAGAGCGCATGAGCCTTATATGCCAACATAGCTTAACTGGTAAAGCCGGGCCTCATGACAGCATAGCTGCTGGTTTAGTTGCGGGTTCAAATCCTGCTGTTGGCGAAAGCTGGGTCGCTCCCACCGGTGAAAGCCAGGCGCAGGCAAAACGCGATAGATAACCTAAACGCTGTAAGCAAAGCGGCAAGCCGCTCCGGAGCGCGGCGCGATGGCAAGACGCAACGGGACTGTGAGAGCCTGAAAACTTTTGCCCGCACAGTGAAGTGCGAAACCAAACTTCAACCGCGAATCGGCGCGCGGGTATAAATGCCGCCGGATGCCGCAAGCCCGGGCGGGGTACAAATGCAGGGAATCAAAAAAGCGTGTGGACAGCAGGCACGTTAAATTCTGACTGTACAAAAGCGTTGCGGATTTGCTCACCGCAACGGGTGAGACCGGCACAGCATAAACCGGTAGGGCGGGAACGCGCTTTTCCTCCGGCGCAAAGGGGTTTTGGGGGGTATAAGCCTACACAAATTGTGTGGGCTTTTTGTGTTGTAAAGCGAGGTGATAAAGTGGCATCAAGAAAAAATCCGGTGGGCGCACCACCTAAATACAGAAGCGTAAAGGCAATGCAAGAAAAGATTGATGCCTACTTTGAAGCCTGCAAAGGACAGCCGTTCTTAGACGATAACGGTGAACCGATGCGAAATAAAAACGGCTATATCATTTATGACGATAAAAAGCCGCCTACTGTGACAGGATTGGCGCTTGCACTTGGTTTTGCATCAAGGCAGGCGCTTTTGAATTACCAAAACAAACCAGAGTTCAATGACACGATTACGCGTGCAAAGACCCGTTGTGAACAGTACGCCGAAGAAAGATTGTACGACAAAGACGGCTCCGGCGGCGCACAGTTCAGCTTGCGATCAAATTTCGGATGGCAGGATAAGCCGGAACAACAGCAGGATAGCGAGGTGCTAATCATAGATGACTTGTAAGCTATCTGGCGTTGTTTCCCCTTGCTTCGCAAAAGTCCACCGTGAAATCAAGGCAGGCAATGTAAAAGAGCTTGTCGCAAAGGGCGGGCGCGGCAGTACAAAATCCAGCTATATTAGCATAGAGCTAATTTTGCAGCTGCTAAAGCATCCGCAATGCCACGCGGCGGTTTTCCGCAAGGTCGGAAACACGCTGCGCACAAGCGTGTATGCGCAAATCGTCTGGGCAATCAATGTGCTTGGATTGCACGACCATTTTCGCTGCACGGTCTCCCCGATGGAATGCACCTATTTGCCTACTGGGCAAAAGGTGCTTTTTTTCGGCGTTGATGACCCCGGCAAGGTAAAGTCAATCAAAGTGCCGTTTGGTTATATCGGCATCTGCTGGTTTGAAGAACTTGACCAGTTTGACGGGGAAGAGCAAATCCGAAACGTGGAGCAGTCCTGCTTGCGCGGCGGTGACTGGTTCATTACGTTCAAGAGCTTCAACCCGCCAGCAATGGCGCGGAACTGGGCAAACGGCTACGCACTGAAAGCACGCGATGGGAAGCTAATACATCATAGCACCTACAAGACAACGCCAACAGAATGGCTCGGGGAGCGGTTTCTGGCCGATGCTGAATACTTGGAGCGCACAAACGAAACAGCATACCGGCATGAGTATCTTGGCGAGGTTGTCGGCAGCGGCACGGCAGTATTTGAGAATCTGCGCATTGAGAAAATCACAGATGAACAGATTTCCAGCTTTGACCGTATCAAGCGCGGCGTGGACTGGGGCTGGTATCCAGATCCGTGGGCATACAATGCGATGCACTATGATGCAGCGCGGCGCACGCTATACATCTTTGACGAGCTAACGCGGCGCAGAACCAGCAACAGAGACACGGCGCAACTGCTTTTGGATAGAGGGCTGACGCGGGAGGATAAAGTATGCGCGGATAGTGCCGAGCCAAAATCTATTGCGGACTATAACAAGTACGGCGTAAAGACGTTCCCAGCCCGCAAGGGGCCGAAATCGGTTCGCTATGGCACAAAGTGGATGCAAATGCTGGAAGCTATTGTTATTGACCCTGAACGTTGCCCGGACACAGCAAAGGAATTTAGCGAGTATGAATACGAGCGGGACGGCAAGACGGGAGAAGTGCTGGAAGGCTACCCGGATTTGAACAACCATCACATTGACGCAGTGCGGTACGCGATGGAAAGCACAGCGAATAAGGCGGGAGACACCGCCGAAACTAGATACAAGAGCATTTTCGTGTAAAGGCGGTGAGAAGACGTGAAAACATACCAAGATTTTGTAGCGGTTGGCGAGGACGAAAAGGCCCGCATGAGTTTCATACTGGGTGCAATCAATGAGTATAAGGCCGACCATAGCACACGCCTTGCAGCGAACGCAAACAAGTATTACCACGGAGAAAACCCTACAATCAACAAATACGAAAAAATCATCTACGACATGCAGGGCAAGGCGCACCGTGACATGTACACGGCAAATCACAAGATAGCAAGCAAGTTCTTTGGGTTGGTTGTAGACCAAGAAGTTTCGTATTTGCTGGGCAACGGCGTTTCATTTCAGGAAGCGGAGACAAAAAAGGCGCTGGGTGCGACGTTTGACGAAGATATTATGGACGCTGCCCGCCATGCTTTGATTGACGGGCAGTCTTTCGTGTTTTGGAATCTCGACCATGTGCAGGTGTTCGCAGCAGAGGAATTTGTTCCCCTGTACGACGAGGAAGACGGCTCCATTAAAGCCGGAATCCGTTTCTGGCAGGTGGCAGATAATAAGCCGCTACGCGCCACGCTGTACGAGCTTGACGGTTACACGGAATACCTAAAGCCCAAAAGCGATGATATGGCGATTCTCAAGCCGAAACGCGCCTACAAGTTGAAGCTGCGCACCAGCGAGGCAGACGGCACAGAAATTTATGACGGTGAGAATTATCCCGGATTTCCCATTATCCCGCTGAAAAACGGCGAGCAGGCCCACAGCGAGCTACAGGGGCGACAGAATACCATTGACGCGCTCGACCTTGCAAGCTCCAACATGGTAAACAATGTTGACGAGGGCAACCTGATTTTCTGGGTTCTGATCAACTGCGGAGGCATGGACGAGCAGGACGATACAAGGTTCATCGAGCGTCTGAAAACGACCCATGTCGCCCATGCTGACGGTGACGAGGGCGCGAAGGCCACGCCACAGAGCATCGAAGCTCCGTTCCAAGGCACGCAGGCAACTATTGATATGCTCACCAAAAAGTTATACGAGGACTTTCAGGCCTTTGATTCTGCGGCTGTTAGCGCTGGCAACCAAACTGCAACGGCCATCAAGGCCAGTTATGTGCCACTCGACCTGAAAACGGACAAGTTTGAAAGCTGCGTGACGCGCTGCATCAAGGGCATTTTGGCGGTTGCCGGTCTTGATGACGATCCGACATATACACGCAACCAAATTATCAACAAGCAGGAAGAGGCACAGACGGTCTTGCTCGGAGCGGAGTACTACGATGATGAATACATCACCAAAAAGCTGCTGACTATTCTCGGAGACGCAGACCAGTACGAGGATTTGATGAAGAGAAAGGCGGCAGAGGAGTTAGACCGTACAATTACTAACCAGCCGCCTAACGAGCCACAGAACCAGCCGGGAGAGGAAATAAACGGCAATGGCGAAACCTGATTATGCCCACAGAATGACCGACGCCGAGCTTGCACAGCTTGAGCGTCGCATTTCTGCTATATACCAACAGGCAGCAGACGAACTGTCAGACACGGTAAACGCCTACTTTGAGCAGTTCGAAAAGCGAGACGCCGCCATGAAGGACAAACTGGATGCAGGCAAAATTACCGAGCAGCAATACAAGCAATGGCGGATTGCGCAGATGGGCCGAGGCAAGCGTTTTACGGCGCTGCGGGACAAGGTGGCAGAAAGATACACTGATGCCAATGCAACGGCTGTGGCATACGTCAATGACGCCACGCCGGGCATTTACACGCTCAATCGCAACTATGCCGCATACAAGATTGAGCAAGTTTCAGACAGCGCAGATTTTACGCTGTGGGATGAACAGACTGTCAGACGGTTGGTCGTTGAACAGCCTGACCTTATGCCGTATTATCCACCGCAGCGTGCATTGCAGCGCGGCATTGATTTGAAGTACGGCAAGCAACAGATTACAGCCAGCGTGACAAGCTCCATCCTGCAAGGAAAAAGCATACCGAAAATCGCCAACGACTTACAAAGCCGTATGCAGGATATTAACCGCACGAGCGCCATCCGAACCGCCAGAACGGCGGTCACAGCAGCGCAGAACGCGGGGCGGCTAGATACTTACCGTGCCGCGCAGGATATGGGAATAAAGCTCAAAAAACGCTGGCTGGCAACGCTGGACAACCGCACACGACACGCACACGCAATGCTTGACGGGCAGACGGTGGACATTGACAAGCCGTTCAAGGTGGACGGTTACGAGCTTATGTATCCGGGAGACAGTTCCGCACCAGGTTATCTTGTGTATAACTGCCGATGCACCCAGATTGCAGATGTTGACGGCGAGGGCACAAGCAGCGGCGGCAGACGCGCCAGAGACCCAGAAACGGGGGAAACTGTGCTTGTGGAAGATATGACCTATGCGGAATGGGCGGGGTGGAAGAAAGAGCAAGCAATAGTCAAGGAAAAAGCTGAACTTAATTTGCATTCAATGCAAGACTGCAAAGAGGCGTTGCTAAATGATATTGGGTTCAACCTTGTTGAGGATTCTTTTGTTCGCAATGTTGATGAAAGGCTCGCCATTGATTGCACAAAGCAGTTGCATAATCTCGAACAAACATTCGGTGCTGTTAAGAAGTCCACAGGCTCTATATGCTCCGTATCAGGCGGCAGAGCGACAGATGCATACGTCGGTGCGAAAGTCACAGACCCAACAAACCAAAATCTGTCTTTGTGTCCCATAGCTTTTAACAGCTATAAAAGCAATGTTACCGAAACTTTGTCTCAGATAGAAAGCGGCTATATAATGCCAGCTTTGAAGGAAAATGCATCAATATACACTGTGACGCATGAATATGGCCACATGGTACAGAATACTGTCATAAAAAAGGCTATGGAAGATTATGGGCTTGAAAAGCTAAAAGCGTCCATTGACTATAGCAAGAAAACGGAAAAGGCAAGACTTAAGCAATATAAAAAGATATGGGCAGACACAGAAAAAAGGTGTTGCGCAGAAATACTTGACATTGCGAAAGAAGCTAATGTAAACTTCAAATTGGGAGATAATATTTCTCGGTATGGGAGAACAAATTACGCAGAATTTTTTGCAGAGGTGTTTGCAAACAGCCAGCTTGGCGCGCCTAACGAGCTTGGCAAGGCTATGCTGGTTTGGCTTGAAAGAAAGGGGCTTGTAAAATGAAAAGCGAACCATATTTTATGAGAAATAAGGATTGGTACTATTTCGACGAAGCGGAATTTTGTTACAAGCTGACAAAAAAAGCACCTACTAAAGCCGTACAGTCTTACGATGAATTTTACAAAGATGAAATCGTTAAGGACAAGAACGGTGAAGCGAGAATTGAGCGATGAGAATCCCACTTAAAAAGTAGGAGGTAAGAGTCATGAATCCAATAAAAAGATTTTTAGGGGATACATCAAGTGAAAAGTTTACAGCTTACGACACAGATGATGAAGCAAAAAAGCACATATCTATGTTCGGATATGATGATGTAATTATTACAGAAGATGACATCGAAAATCTTCGAACTGGGAAAACGCTGGTATGCAATATTATGGATGAATATAGCGTTGTTATGCGCTTAGAAAACGATGAAAATCACACTTGAAGACCACAGCGATGAAGTATTAGAAGCGCTGGAATCCGCTTGCCAGCGGGCTTTGGAAAAGTGCGGGCTTGTCGGTGAGGGGTACGCTAAAAAGCTATGCCCTGTTGACACAGGCAACTTGCGCAACAGCATTACACATACTGTCAGCGACGGCGAAAAAGCCGCATATGTCGGCACAAATAGCGAATACGGCGTATACGTTGAGTGCGGAACCGGCATATATTACCCCGGCGGCAGACAAACGCCGTGGTTATATCAAGACGCTAAAGGCAATGTACATTTGACGCACGGCCAACGGGCAAAGCCTTTTATCAAGCCTGCCGTTTCCGAGCACGGCGAACAGTACAAAAGAATAATCGAAGCAGAGCTGAAAGGCAAATAAGCCTCTCGGCTCTTTTTATTAGCATCTACCGCGTTTGCGGCAGGTGCTATTTTTATACGCAAAAACAGCGAAGCACTGCTGTTTTGAATAAATAAACTCAAATGGCGAAGAACCGCCACCGAAGAAAAGGAGAGAACCCCCATGGCAAAATTTACACGCGCTGAAATCCGTAAAATCATTGGCGAAAGCTGCACTGACGAAATTGAAAATCAGCTGGTGGCGCTCCATCTGGGCGTTGTAGACCCGCTGAAGGACGACGTCACGCGGTATAAAGCCGATGCAGAAAAGCTACCGGGCGTTCAGAAGGAGTTGGACGACCTGAAAGCGCAGGGCGACGGCGGCTACAAGGCTAAGTATGAAGCAGAGCACAAGGCTTTTGGGGACTACAAGGCCAACGTAGACGCTGAAAAAACAACGGCTGCCAAAGAAAAGGCGCTGTCAGACGTCTTGCTGAAAATCGGCATTTCTGAAAAACGGATTTCCTCTGTCGCACGGCTGGCAAAGGGAGACGGGCTGCTGGACAAGCTGGAACTGGACGATAAGGGCGCTATCAAAGACGCTGCTGCGCTTGAAAAGAGCCTCAAGACCGATTATGGCGAGTACATCACCAAGAGCAGCACCAAAGGCGCAGACACGTCTACTCCCCCTGCCAACAATGGCGGCAAGGCCCTGAAGCGGGAGGACATCTACAAGACGGACGACAAGGGCCGCTATGTACTGTCCACCGCAGAGCGTCAGGCAGCGCTTGTGAACCTCATGCAAAACGAAGCTGACGATTAACAGAAAGGAGCCAAAATATGGCTGCAAAAACTAACCTGACTACCGCTGCCCAGATTACTGTCAACGCCCGCGAGGTTGACTTTGTCACCCGCTTTGGCAAGAACTGGGACGCGCTGCGCACCATCATGGGCATTATGCGCCCCATCCGCAAGGCCCCCGGCACGAAGCTGGTCTCCTATGAGGCCACTGTTGACGGCACTCTGGCTGGCGGTACGTCCGTTGCCGAAGGCGATGAGATTCCGCTGACCAAGATGAAGGTCGAGCCCAAAACCTACGGCGACATTGAGATTGCCAAGTATGCTAAGAGCGTATCCGTTGAGGCAGTCGCCAAGTACGGCGCAGATGTTGCTGTTGAAAAGACCGACGAGGCGTTCCTTGTCGCCCTGCAGAACAAGGTTCTGGGCGACTTCTACACCTTCCTGAACACTGGCTCTCTGGCTGTAGTTGCTACCACTTGGCAGCAGGGTCTTGCTCTGGCAAAGGGCAACGTGCTGGACAAGTTCGCCAGCATGGATCGTGATGTTACCGAGGTTGTCGGCTTTGCCAACATTCTGGACTTCTACGGCTATCTGGGCGACAAGGAAATCACCACGCAGACCGCCTTCGGCCTGACCTATGTTCAGAATTTCATGGGTTATTCCACCCTGTTCCTGCTGCCCGAAAAGTACATTGCAAAGAACAAGGTCATTGCCGTCCCTGTGGAGAACATCGACCTGTACTACATCGACCCCGCCGACAGCGATTTCGCCAAGCTGGGCCTGAACTATACCGTCGAGGGCGAAACCAACCTGATTGGTGTTCATGTTGACGGCGACTACAGCCGCGCAACTGGCGATATGTACGCTCTTATGGGCATGAAGCTGTGGGCAGAGTACCTGGACGGTATCGCCGTCGCCACCATTACGCCCGCAGAAACCCGGAGCGCAAAAACTGTCAAGGCAGTACAGTAAAAAGGAGGCAGCGAAATGCTTGAAGAATTGATGCGAGAGTGTAGAAACTGGTTTGTTGCGCCGAATGGCGTACATCTGGGCACTTTTACCGTCAAGGAAGGCAGCATTGCGCTGCCTTTTCTTGTTTATGGGCAATATTTCCGCATCGTTGGCAGCGTTTTCAACGACGGCGTTTACGAGTATGGCAACGTTTATCTGCAGGACGAAACATTTGAGGGAGCTATTTGGGCTTTAAGTGTTCCGCCTGCATTTATAAAGCTTTCCGAAGAAATCAAAAGCTGGCGCGACCAGTACGAGAACGCCGCAAACAGCCCTTTTCAAAGTGAGAGCTTTGCGGGATATAGTTACACCAAATCGAGCGCGAACGGCAATTCTGGCGGCTCTGTGACGGGCTGGCAGGGCGTGTTTGCGTCCCGTCTAAACAAATGGAGAAAGCTATGAGCCTTTTAGATGATTTTTCGCGCAGCTGCATCATTATGGACAAACTGACAAAGCCTGACGGCGAGGGCGGCTATTCTACCGAGTGGCGCGAGGGCGCAGAGTTTTCAAATTACGTCGCATTTGACAGCAGCCTTGAAGCACGGCAGGCCGAAGCGCAGGGTGTGACCAGCGTGTATACCGGCATTGTGCGGAAAGATGTGCCCATCGAGTACGGCAGCGTGTACAAGGACGTGACGACCGGGGCATATTTCCGGGTCACGAGCCGCCCGGAAGAAAAGCGAGCCCCGGCAAGCGCTTCCCCGATGCTGCAAAACCTAAAAAGTTTTACGGCTGAACGATTACGGGAGGGATTGCCGACATGACAAAGGGCGCTGCATTACAGCAGTTTTTCGGGCAGTTTATGACCGCATACGCCAGCAACGCCGTGCCGGATGACGCTGTACTCCCCTACCTCACCTATGATGCTGTGTTTGACGCGTGGGGCGGCGGGGCGGTATCGCTGACGGTCAACATGTGGTTCCATACCACGAGCGAAGCGGTGCCCAATGCAAAGGCGCTTGAGCTTTCGGAGGCGCTGGGCATTGGCGGCGTGACGCTGCCGGTAGATGGCGGCTTGATTTGGTTAAAACGCGGCTCCCCGTTCTGCCAATCGCTGGCAGATGACACAGACAAAAACCTAAAACGGCGGTACATCAACGTTACCGCCGAATTTTTATGCCTAAATTGAGGTGAAAGCATGAAATTTACTCGTATTCCTGAATCTGCGTTTAAGGAACTGGTCTTGAACGCTGGCTATCTTGCAACTACGTTTGACCCGGCTGCCGGTACTGCGCCAGAAGAAAGTGCGCTGCTGGGCGCTACGACTGGCGGCATCAACTTTACGGCTGTGCCGAGCTTTACCGACTTCGGCGAGGACATCGACAACTGCCCCAAGAACATGAAAGAGCTGAAGCAGATTGAATCCTGGGAAGTCAAGTGCAGCGGCACTTATGTTTCGGCATCGGCAGAGAATGCCAAGAGCATGCTTGGCGCTGCGGATGTTACGACTACTTCCAAGGTGTCCAAAATTACGCCGCGCAACGACTTGAAAGACAGTGATTTCACGGATTTGTGGTTGCTGTGCGACTATTCCGACAAGCACGGCACTACGAATGGCGGTTTCTGCGCCATCCACATGCTGAATACGCTGTCCACCGGCGGTTTCAGCTTGCAGACCGGCGACAAGGAAAAAGGCCAGATGAGCTTTGAATACACGGCGCACTACTCCATCACCGCGCAGGACACTGTGCCGTGCGAGGTGTATATCAAAGCAGGAGAGGATGAAGCCTAATGCGGATTTTTTCTGAACTTAGCACTGATGAAGCGCTGGAAGTCGGTTTGCAAATCGCGCAGCCCATCACAAACCTTATTGATGATGAAGCGCTTGTGAAAGAGATGCAGAAAGCGATGCCGAAGGGCGAAACGACCCGCATTGCAATGCAGCGTTTCGGCCTTGCGAAAATCGTTAAGCTGCTGAACATTGCGTTGAAGCAGCACCGCGAGGATGTATACGCAATTCTTGCACCGTTCAACGGCCTGACGGTGGAAGAAATCGGCAAGCAGAATTTTCTTGTCACCTGCAAGCAGGTTTATGATTTGCTGAATGATAAGGATTTTGTCGATTTTTTCAAATTGTGTCTTGCTGGCGGGCAGAACAAGTAATTCCTGTACTACTAAAAATGCCGAAACTGAGCGCAAAGGCGCTTGTGTCGGCGCTGCCTTACGCTTTAAAAGCTGATTTTGAAGAGCAGCTGTACAAGGTGTACATGACTGACAGTGCGTGGAGCCTTGTAGTAGCTGTGACAGGCGTAAAGGACAGGCCAGCGAGATATATTGACATTATCCGCCCGCCCAAAGTAGATACGCGGACACCGGAACAGGTGCAGGCGGATTTCAAAGACTTTGCGGTGCGGCATGGGTTGAAAACAAAAGAACGGCAGGAGGTGAGCGAGTAAGTGGACGTATTTGACCTTTTTGCAAAAATCACGCTGGATTCCAGCGAATATGAAAAGGCGCTGAAAAGAACAAAGGCCGAATCGCAAGCGTTTGTCAGCGGGTCTTATGCAAAAGGCTTTGAAAAAGTTGCCGGTACGGTTATGAAAATCGGCACAGCGCTGGCGGGAGTTGGTACTGCTGCTGTTGGGTTTGCAGTAAAAGTAGGCTCCGGGTTTGAATCCGCTATGTCGCAGACGCAAGCTATTTTTGGTATTACTGACAAAATGTCAGACGAATACAAAAAGCTGGAAGATACTGCCCGCGAATACGGCAAAACCACGCAGTACAGCGCAAGCGAATCTGCGGACGCGCTAAAATATATGGCTTTGGCCGGATGGGACGTAGAGCAAGCAACCTCTGCGCTGCCCGGCGTGCTGAATCTTGCAGCTGCGGCTGGCATGGATTTGGCGCAGGCATCTGACATGGTAACGGATTACATGTCGGCGTTTGGCATTGAAGCTGACAAATCTGCATATTTTGCAGACGTTCTTGCTTATGCGCAGAATAACGCAAATACGACCGTTGACCAATTGGGGCAGGCGTTTCAAAACTGCGCGGCGAACATGAATGCGTCCGGGCAGGATTTTGAAACCACCACCGCGCTGCTGGAAGCTATGGCGAACCAGGGTACAAAGGGCAGCCTTGCAGGCACGCAGCTGGCCGCTATGATGCGCGATTTGACCGCCAAAATGAAAAACGGCGCAATCACGATTGGCAACACCAGCATTGCGGTGCAGGATTCAAACGGCAATTTCCGCGACATGACGGATATTTTGACGGAAGTTTCCGCTGCTACAGACGGTATGGGCGATGCGCAGCGTGCCACGGCGTTAAGCTCTGTATTTACGGCTGATTCTTTGAAGGGCGTTAACCTGATTCTGAATGAAGGCGTTGACAAGGTTGCCCAATATGAAGAAGAACTACGCAATGCCAACGGCACGGCAGCAGATGCGGCAAAAATCAATAACGACAACCTTGCAGGCGCGTTAAAAGAGCTAAGCTCTGCGGCTGAAGAAGTGGGTATTGCGGTATACAAAAAATTCCAAGAACCTCTGACAAAAGCTGTTGATAAGGTGACGGAAATTGTACAGAATGTCAACATTGACGACCTTGTCGAAAAAGGCAAAAACATGCTGGACACGCTGGCAAAGATTGCCCCCGCTATTGCTGCCATTGTAAGCGCGGCAACCGGGCTTTATGGCATGATTAAAATTGCCGACAAGTTAAAATCCTTTGGCGAGATGGCTGCGGCAATCAGCAAGGCAGGCGGGCTTATCGCTTCTATTGGTGGCCCTATTGCTATTGTAGTTGCCGCTATCGCGGCGCTGGTTGCAGGATTTTCTACGCTGTACGCGACAAATGAAAATTTCAGAAACAGCGTTAATGCTGCATGGGATGCAATTTCTGCCAAGATTCAGGAAGTCGTGGCATTTGTACAGCCTTATGTTGAAGCGGCTATGCAGGTTATTGGGCAGGTCGTTACGCAGGTCATTACAGATTTGACCCCGGTCATACAGAGCATCGGTGAAGCGTTCAGCGCTGCATGGAGCCTTGTACAGACTGTATGGGCATGGGCAAGTGCATTCTTTCAGGCTATCTTCCAGGCAATTGTGGTTATCTTTGCGCCGTTTGCACCGATTATCAGCGGATTCTTCCAGGGCGCGTGGATCATCATTCAAAGCATCTGGAATGTTGCGGTAAGCTTTTTCCAGACTGTGTTTAATTTGATTACCGGCGTGTTCTCTACGATTGACGCTGTGTTGTCTGGTGACTTTCAGGGCGCGTGGGAGTCGATTCAGGGCATCTTTGAAGGTGCGTTTGACTTTTTCTCAACGGTCGGTCAAAACGTTGTAGAGGGCATCAAGGGTGGCATTGCGGCTGTTTGGGGCGGTCTTGTCAGCTTCGTGCAGGGCTTGTGGGATGGCATCAAGAGCATTTTTGTCATCAATGCAAGTGATGTAAAAAACAACACGGGCGTTAATGGCAGCCATGCAGGCGGCATGGATTATGTCCCCTATAACAACTACGTTGCAACTCTGCATCGCGGTGAGATGGTGCTGACAGCCGATGAAGCGGACAACTACAGACGCGGTAAGGGCAGCAGCAACGGCTTTAACCTGACGCAAAATATTTACGCGGCAAAGCAGACGCCGGTTGAACTGGCAGCAAGTACAGCAGCGTATTTTCAGCGGGCGAGGTGGGCGATATGAGTTTTTTAAGCAAGACTTTTAAATACGTCAACTCGCTGGGGCAGTCTATCGTGTTTGACTATGAGCATGGTTATCTTATAAGCAAGCCGGATGGCATTGATACAATTTCGGTCACTGCCAACACGGCGCAGGGCATCGGTCAAGTAGGCGCTACGGTGCAATCCAAGGCCATTCAGACGCGTCCTATTACCATCAATGGCAGAGTTATAGGCAATGACGCGCAAGCGCTGAAAGACGCGCTTATGACCGTTGTACGGCCTGACCTGACTGGGGTGTTATATGCCGGAGACTGGCACATAGATGTTATTGTAACGGCATCGCCTACCATTGGCGCATCAAAACACGGTGCACCGTTTCAGCTTGGTCTACTTGCCCCCTACCCGTATTGGGAAAGCGGCGAACGAAAGGCAATGCAGCTGCGCGGCGTGCAAAAAGGTTTTAAATTCCCATGGAATATCAGCAAAACGTATTATTTCGGCAAAGTCATTGTGCTGAAATACATTGTTTTGCAGAATTTCGGGCAGTTTGATGTTCCGTTTATTCTGGAAATCAATTGCGTTGGCGAGACGGCAACAAACGTAGGCATTGAAAACATGCTGACAGGTGAAGTGCTGCGGCTGGAAAAAACGCTTGTGGAAGATGAGCGTGTCGTTATCAAGACATCGCACGGGAAAACAACGGTCACAAGCTCTAAGGACGGTGACTGCCGGGGTGCACTTACGCTTGAAAGTACACTGTACAGAATCCATACGGGCGATAATGCGTGGAAACCTACTGCGGACAGTGGGCTTGAAAACGTTGAGATGAGTGTTTCGTTTGCGGAAGAAAGTGCGGGTGTAACGGTAATATGAGATTAGAGCTGTTCTCCCATGACCTTAGCAACCGACACGAAATCACACACGCGATCAGCAGCGAATTCAGCGACTACTATAACGATGTTGGGAAATTTACGGTAGTTTTGCCGATGGATGAGTACAACATCGGGATAGTGGAGCTGGATGCTGTTTTGTACATTGTAGAGCGAAAACTTGCGTATACTGTGGAAGAAATACAGTTTGATTGCGACAACAGCGAAATCACGTTGAACGGTTACAGCTTGAACAACAAACTGAACCGGCGTGTTATTGCGGCAACTGCCAGCATTGCCAACGTGGAAACGGATGTGTACAGCGTTATTACTGCCAACCTGCGCGGGCTGCCTGTACTGCTGGCAGAGAAAAAAGGCTTGACAGAAACCGTGAAAGCAACAGAGGTGTACGGGGATGAACTGTTAAACTGCATACAGCCGATTTTGACAGATGCCGAGATTGGGAACCGGATGGTTTTGGACTACAGAGCCAAAACGGAAACGTTTGAATTGTATAAGGGCGTTGACCGTACAGAGGGATTAAACGCGGTCCTGTTTGTGCAGGAACGCGGAACTGCGCCCGGGCTGGTAGTTGACAAGGATATTTCTGAATACAAAAATGTGTGCTACTGTGAAGCGCAGTACAAAGACGGTACAAAGTTTGTGGTGCAGGCTGGCACGGCCAGCGATGCGGAACGGCGCGAACTATGGACGAGGTTCAGCGGAGACGCACAGCAGGATGGAGAGACAAACGCCGCGTTTCAGACGCGCGTTAAGCAGTATGCAGCGTTGCAGCTAGGCAGCCATTTGAACCGAAACGGATTTGACATTGACGCGGACGGCGATGAACTAGGCACGGCATATAATGTCGGAGATTTGGTTTGGTGCGTTTCTTTGCGGCTGGGTGTAAAGTACAAGGCAAGAATAACGGCGGCAAAGTATTCACAGGATGCAAATGGGTCGAGCGTCAAGCTGGTTATTGGCGACCCGATTTTAACAGTGTTGAGGTGAGACAGTGGCAGAAATTAAAAATTTCCCGAATAATGTTGACGAATACATCGGGGCACAAAATGTCATGAAGTGGTTACACGGGCGTACAAGCGGCGTTTTTGGCGCGGATGGCAATTTAAGTGTTACTGCAAACGGCAATATGACGGTAAGGGTATCGGATGGTGTTGGTTGGCTTGCGAACGACAAAGCAGACGGTACGGTTTTTTGGAATGATACAAAAGAACAGACCGGCAGCGAGTTACAGCTGACAATCCCGCTGGCGAATGCTGTATCGCCGCGTATTGACCGTGTTGTTGTGAGTTGGGACACAGTAGACTATGCAGCAAAACCGCGCATTGAAGTGCTGAAAGGTACGGCGGCTTCTACACCTGTTGCACCGGCACTGACAAACAATAGTTTGTTGCGGCAGATTTCGCTTGCACAGATTGCAATTCCTGCGGCAGCAAGCAAAATCACGTCGGCCAATATTACCGATGAACGACTTGACAGCACAGTATGCGGCCTTGTAACTGACTGGGTAAGCGTTGATACCAAGGTAATGCAAGAACAATTTGCTGCTTTTCTTACCCAAATTAAAACTGAGCTAGATCATCTGCATGCTGGAACGGCTACGATGATGCGAGCGACCTATGACCCGCAGGGGCGGCAGACCGATATTTTTAAGGCGATCGACAAGGTCTCCAACATCTACTATGCCAGGCTTACGCTGAACGGGTGGACGGCCTGCAGCAGCGCCGACCAGGCCAAGGGCCTGCTGTACCAGCAGACGGCTACGCTGACCTGTGCGAACAGACATGCGCCGGTGGTGACGGCTGCTAGCGAGTTTTTGTCCGGCATTGGCTACGACAAGACCGGGGTGCCCGCTACCGATGATGTGCTGAATGAAGTGCAGGACATTATCAACGATGGCGTGACGGTCACGGCGTACAATTCAGTGCTGGTTAAGGTAAAAGAAAAGCCCACTGCCGAGATCCGGGCGCGGTGGGTCATTCAAAGTTGATGGAGGTTTAGCATGAAACATTGTAAAAAATCTGCGGCATGTGCTGCGCGGGGTGGTTGCTAATGGGTGTAGCACCGAGGATTCCGGGAGGCGGGACATCTAAAAAAAGCACTGAACTGACAAATATTATTCCGGCAATGAGTTCTAATTCACAAAACGGTTATAAAGTTAGCATGAAGTCTTTAAGCGGAAATGATGCTAGCGCGGGAGCCGCCTGGTATATGTTTAAACACAATTATCGCGTTTATAACTTTGCTGAAGACGGGTACAACGGAAACGGATGCCATTTTGGTTCTGGGAAAGATGGACAGATTGAAATCGAATTGCCAGAACCGACGGCCGTTCATGCTGTTTTTGTTATTGGCCCTAATTATAGCAGTTACGGTATGAATGGGCCAAAAAGTGCTGAACTTTATTTCTCGAATGATGGCACAAATTTCACCAAAGTTGATGATGCAGTGAATATCCGAAAAAATAGTTACAAACAGTTGCCGATGCTTGGCGATCAAATCAATATGTGCCTAAATCCTAGTAAACATAAATATTATCGCATTGTCGTACACAGAGCTGACGAGTATGTTTGCGTAAATGCAGTTATACTATTCTAATTTGTATAACAAAAATTCAATAGAAGGGAGCTGAAAGATAAAAAAATGAAAATCTACGATGAAATCACCAACGAGGAGCTGACCTCTCCCGACCTGTCAGCCGGTTATCTCTACACCGCCAGGCGGGTTGCCGAGCATGTGCCGGAGAGCCGGGAAGTGATGCAGGGCACTGTCACCGAGGATAACCCGCAGGGGCTTATGTGCACCATTCCTGCCCATGACGTGTACGAGGGCTGCCAGTATTACCACGCTTACACGGCAGAGGAACTGGCCGAGCGGGAAAAGCCCACGCTGCAGGAACAGGTGGACGCCAACGCGGCGGCCATTTTGGAGCTGGCCCAGATGCTGGCCGGAGGTGAATGATATGGTACAGTTTTATATCTGCTGCATCAAGCGCGGGCTGATTACGCTGGACAATGTGCCGGAAAAGTGGCGCGATGCGGTTAAAGCCAGATTGGAGGGCGTGTAATGGCATTGCATGAAGTACAGCTGAAAGGATACAGCGTTAGACCCGGCAACTTATCGCTTGGCACTTTTGACAGTTACGGTATCGAGCAGCTGCATGTGACCCTTGACGATACGTGGAGCGGGCTTGCTGTAACGGCAACGTTTAACCCGCCGGAGGGTGAACCCGTTGAAATCCGTGTGCCAGAAAACGGCCTGATTGATGTGCCTGCCGAAGCAACCGCCAAAGACGGTACGGGCACTATCGTGTATTGTGGCGTTGCAAATGGTGTGCAGCGCATCTCAAAAACGCAGGGATACAACGTGATTACACACGGAAACGTTGGCACAACTGTGCCGTTTAATCCCAGCGAATCGCTTGCCACGCAGGTTTTGCAGGCTGCACTTAGCGCAGAGAAGAACAGCGCGGAGGCAAACACGGCGGCAGAAAATGCAGCCAGCGCAGCACAGGCAAGCGCCGAATCCGCCAGCAAAGCAGCGGCGGAAGCTGCTGCTGCTAAACCGTATGCCGAGAGTGCAAAAGCCAGTGCGGAAGCGGCAAGAAACTCGGAGAAGCAGGCGCAGAAATCCAGCACAGAAGCAACCGCTGCGAAAAATGCCGCACAGAATGCACAGGCTGGCGCAGAAAGCTCCGCAACGGCAGCGGCCAAATCTGCCAAAGAGGCATTTGACAGCGAGACGGCTGCTGCAAACAGTGCGATTGCTGCCAAGACCAGTGAAGATGCTGCTGCAAAAAGCGCGACAAATGCCGACAGCACAGCCAACAGCATCAAGGATTCCATGACGCAGATTGCCGCGAACAAAGAGGCAGTTAGTCAGCTAAAGGAAGATATAAGCGATTTAACTGACACGATTATATCCGTTGAGAAGAGTAATGTTTCTGAAAATGTTGATAATTCTGAAAATATAGAATCCACTATTATCAAATCAAATGGAAAGTTAGAAAGCAATTCATATACAACAAAATTTACCGTGAAAAAGTATACTAACCTAACAAAAGGGTCGTATGTTGTAAAAGGTTTCTGCCAAGGCAACCAGTGTTTATATGTACTTTGTGATAAAAATGGTGGTGTTATTAAATACGAGAACTCAACATCACAAGGTTCTCCGGGCACTAAAACTGTTGATATGACCATTGATGAACGCTATACTATATTGTACGTTGGTGGATATGAAACGACCACAGCGGTTGTAAAAAAATATTTAGACAATGTTAAATTAACGACAAGACTTAGTGATATATATGGAAAAAAAGTCACATTAAACGGCGATTCTATTGCATTTGGGGCAGGAACGGGTGGAACAGGATTTATGGATTATATTGCTACAAAATACAATATGACGCTAGATAAAAAAGCTGTTAGTGGAGCAACTATTGCAAATTTGTCATCACGTTATCCTGATAAACACTGTATATGTACTTCGGTTGATACAATGGCAGAAGATGCGAATTATATTATTTTTGAGGGCGGTTATAACGACTGGTTTTTATGGACACAAATTGGCACTCTTACGGATACAATGTCTGGCGATTTAGATGATACAAAATTTTACGGTGCGCTTGAAAGCATCTGTAGACAAGCACTTGCAAAATGGGAGAATGGGAAAATCGGTTTTATAATCACTCATAAAATCAATGATGCGTGGAGAACGCAGAAACAAGAAGGGGTCACGTATCCAACACTTGATGGCTATTATCAGGCAATCAAAGATGTTTGTGAGAAATATTCAATACCATATCTCGATCTGTCTAAGGTTAGCAGATTAAACACGGAATTGCAGAATTATAAAAAATACACTTATAATTCAGACGGAGTACATCCAACGAAAGACGGATATCAGATTTTTTATGTGGATACTATAGCACGATGGATGGAAAATTTATAAATTAACTAAATGAGGCTTTAGCCGACTAACAAACAGAAAGGACAACAAATCATGAGACTTTCAAACGGTGAAGTGCTGCTGCACTGGCCACTTGACCTGCACGTTTTAACGCAGGGGTGGTACTACAACGATGGCAGCTTGCACCAGGCCACCGACTGGCGCACGCAGAACGGCACAGATTACAAGCGCCCGGTCTACGCGGCAGAGGACGGCACAGTTGACCAGGTGCAGGACTGGGACGGCCACACCCGGACGGGTATGCAGAGCTATGGCAACATGGTGCGAATCAAGCACGCACCCTACGAGGGAAAGACCTTGCAGACGCGATACGCGCACCTATCCAGCTATTGCGTCAAGGTCGGGCAGAAGGTCAAAGATGGCGAACTTATCGGCTATTCTGGCGTGACAGGGAATGTGTTTGGAGCGCATCTGCATTTTGAAGTCATCCTGAACGGCAAGCGCACGAATCCGCTGGTGTGGCTAGACAGCGACTTCACCACGGCAAGCGGGCAGGTGTTTACTTACCGTGCCGGAGAACACGCCGTAGAAAGGCCCGCAGACGCTGCACAGCCCAGCGGCGATGAAGTGCTGATTGATGTATCCCACCACCAGGGCGCTATCGACTGGGCAAAGGTTCCCTACCGCGCCATTGTTCGCATTGGGTATCGCGGCTACGGCACCGGAAAGCTGATGAAGGACGAACAGTACGATGCCAACCTTGCAGGGGCGAAAGCAAACGGAAAGCTGTTTGGATTTTACTTCTTCTCGCAGGCCATCACGGTGGATGAGGCCCGGGAGGAGGCAGACTTCTGCGCAAGCCTTGCACCGACAGGCTACCCCTTGTTTTTCGACAGCGAATGGGGACACACAACCAAGACCGGCGTCCACGATGGCCGCGCCGACAACCTGACGAAAGACCAGCGCACGGCAATTGCAATGGCGTTCTGTGAGAGAGCCAAGACGCACGGATTCACGGCTGGCATTTACACCTTCACGGCGTTCGCAAGCGCAAACATCGACTACACCTATCTGTGTGAAGATTACATCGGATGGTTGGCCGACACGCGCACAAACTACGACAAGACGCTGCCGCGCTACATCCACCAGTACAGTCAGACCGAAAAGGGCGGCGTGCCGGGCATCACAGAGGTGGTTGATTTGAATCATCTGGTCAAGGCCCTGCCCGCAGCGGACAAGCCCGCAAACAAGCTGCAGGTCATCACGGTAGGCCCGGTGAGTCAGGGAGACGCAAATGCGATCTATCTGCTGTGCAAGGAACGTGGCCTGACGGACGCAGGGCTGTACAAATCTGAATGGGCGGAGGTGTGATGCCGATGCAGCACGTATTTTCGTTTACGATTGCGGAGGCCTGGGCGTTTTTGATTTATGCTGCGGGTTCTGCTGCTGGACTGTATGCCGGTGGCGTAGCTATCAGCAAAGTAATTACCGCAGTAAAAAAGCCAAAAACCGACCAGGACAAACGCATTACCAGGTTGGAAGCGCGAGTGAACGCTATGGAGGTCTTTTTGAAAAACGACAGATTGCGGCTTGACCGCATGGACGATGGGCAGCGCGTGACCATGCAGGCGCTGCTTGCCCTGCTTGACCACAACCTTGACGGAAACAACATTGACCAGATGCAGAAAGCAAAGAAAGACTTGCAAAAGCATCTGATCGGCTGAAAGAAGGTGTATATCTATGGGCGATTTTTTGAAAAATCTGGCAGCGCTTATCAAGGTAAAAACTATTGTGACGCTGGTGGTTGTTGCGGTTTTTGCGGTGCTGGCATTGCAGAGCAAATTACAGCCTGACACGGTCATGACCATTGTGACAATGGTCGTGGCCTTTTATTTTGGCACGCAGACCGAAAGCAAGAACAAGAAGGATGAGTAATCATGCCAAAGTTTGATTTTGTCGGCGGTTTGCTGACCGATGAAGAAACGGATGTTTTGCAGCTTCGGCGGCGCGGCTGGCGCAATGCGGATATTGCAGCAGAACTGAATTGCAGTGAGCGCACGGTAAAACGGCGCGTACACAGCATCAAAAACAAAATAGGCTGATTTAATGGGCGCGGCTGCTTTTGTGGCCGCGCCTTTTTTATTTTGTCCCAAAGACGGCACAATGTTGGCACTTTACTGGCCTACGTTGTGCCGTATTTTTTTGTACAATTAAGAAAAAAGGAGCGGTGCAGATGGCATATAGGCAAATCAACCTAAACCCAGAGCAAAAGCGCGTTGGCGATTGCACCGTCAGAGCCATTGCATCTGCAACGCATCTATCGTGGGAGGCTGTATATGCGGCGCTGGTGTTGGCAGGATTTGAACTGCATGATATGCCGTCTGCAAACTATGTCTGGGGCAGCTATCTGCGGCGATGCGGGTGGAAGCGTTCGACAATTCCGAACAGTTGCCCGGACTGTTACACAGTGGCGCAATTTGCAAAAGACCACCCGGACGGCACGTACATTTTGGCAATGGCTACGCATGTTGTGTGCGTGCAGAATGGGGATTGGCTGGATACATGGGACAGCGGAGATGAAGTGCCGCTGTACTACTGGCAGAAAGGATGATTGACTATGGCGTTTGGCGTACCGTATCAGCCCGGATTTGCGCCGGGATATTACCCGATGGGGCAGCCGTCCGCAATGCCAGACCAGCTGGCGCAGCTGCGGCAGAACTACCAGCAACCGCAGCAGTCCGCGCCTATCATCTGGGTGCAGGGTGAAGAGGGCGCGAAAGCCTACATGGTGGCGGCTGGAAACAGTGTGCTGCTGATGGACAGCGAAAACAGTGTGTTCTACATCAAGTCTACTGATGCAAGCGGGATGCCGCAACCACTACGAATATTTGACTACACAGAGCGCGGCAAACAGGCCGTAGAAAAGGTTGAAAGCAAAAACGATAAGTTTGTCACGCGGGAAGAGTTTGACGCTCTACGCGCCCGCTTTGACGCGCTGACGGCAGATAAGCCGGGAAAGGGTGATAACAATGCCAAATCCACTGTTTAATGCTCTGGGCGGCGGTAAGCTGCCCGGCCCGATGGGGCAGTTTCAGCAGATGATGCAGCAGTTTCAGCAATTTCGGCAGAATTTTCAGGGCGACCCGAAACAAGAGGTGCAGAAACTGCTGCAGTCCGGGAAGATGAGCCAGCAGCAGCTTAACCAGTTGCAGACGATGGCGCAGCAGTTTCAGGGGCTGTTATAATCCTTTTTTCTTGTGTGTTTTCCTGTTTAGCACTGGAGAATTATCTATTCTTTCTGCTTTTTCGTAACGCCACATAAATCCGTGACACGTTTTCGTTCTCCCTTTTGCGTTGTTCAATATTTGTGATGGATTGCAACTGAGTTCCCTCGCAGCATCGGAAATACAAGCCCAAGCACGGACAAATTTTCCATCAAGTGAATACTGGAATATTTGAACAGACGCATAGTGACTTTCCCCAAATCTTCCCTTATTTGGAGACTTTTTACCAAGAGAAACAAAACTATGTCGAATGTTTTCTGACGCAGTAACCCATTCTAAATTTTCAACGCAGTTGTTTGATTTATTCCCATCAATATGATTTACTTGACACTTCTTCTGCGGGTTTGGTATAAATGCGCTAGCGACAAGAATGTGAATGGATTTGTTTTTCTTTTCTCCGTTTTTACATATGACAACGGTTTTATAACCGCTTTTATGGCTCTTTTCGGAAAGAAGTTTTTCTACTTTCGTATGATTGTAATTTATGCTCTTTATTTTTCCTAAATTGCTTACTTCATATAAGCCTTCGTAATTCGGAACAGGTAACCATTTTTCCATAAACTATACTCACTTGCGTGGTGGATTATTCTGTTTCTATTATACCACAAAATACAAAATCTGCGCAGATTTGTATAATATTTTTTTGAGGAGAACAATTATGAGTATTTCTTCGGATGGAACTGTAATGACTATGCCGGTTCAGCCCGCAAACGCCAATTCTAATGGCGGCGGCTTCGGCTGGGGCGATAACGGCGCGCTGTGGCTGATTGTGCTGTTTCTGTTCATTTTTGCTGGCGGCTGGGGCAATGGTAACGGCTGGGTCGGCGCAGGCAATAACGGCGCTGGGGTGGTTGACGGTTACGTTCTTACGTCTGATTTCGCCAACGTTGAGCGAAAAATCGACAGTGTGAACGATGGCCTGTGCAATGGTTTCTACCAGCAGGCGCAGCTTGTTAACGGCGTGCAGAACGCTATGCAGCAGGGCTTTATGTCGGCTGAAATCAGCCGTGCAAACCAGCAGGCCGCATTTATGCAGCAACTCTTTGCCATGCAGATGCAGCAGGCCACCTGCTGCTGCGAGACCCGCGAGGCGATTCAGGGCGTGAATTACAATTCGGCAACGCAGGCTTGTGAGACACGCCAGACGATCAGCAACGGCACGCGCGACATCATCGACAACCAGAACGCCAATGCGAGAGCGATTTTGGACGCTATGACCGCCCAGCGCATTGAGGCCAAAGACGCCAAGATTGCCGAGCAGAACCAGCAGCTTTTCGCCGCTCAGCTTGCCGCAAGTCAGGCGGCGCAGAACAGCTATCTGCTGAACCAGCTGCGCCCATTGCCGGTGCCCGCCTACCAGTCTTGCAACCCCTGGGCAGCTGGCACTTATAACGGCTGCAACGGCTGCGGCTGCTAAAACCGAATACGGCAACTTGTCGGAACAGCCGACATGTT